CAAAGATATGGCGGAGTGTCACTCGCCACCGTTAAACTTCCGATAACGAAAGTCTATTCCGCGCCCATTCCCGGCGAGCATTGCCGCGTCCCGACCTGCTGGAGGGTCAATAACGCAACCGCATAAAGCGTAAATGTAGCCAGTGATTGGCACTTGTGGACGTGTCGTAGGTCAGCGGAACTCGCGCATTTGCAGCGAAATCAGGCCTCGACTTCTGCCCCGAAGGACGCATTGGTGGTGGCACAGGCGCCGGTTGGCCGGCCGCCGACTTCTCTGGGCTCGCCTCGCGGGACACGGGGCTTTGGGTGGTGGGAGCGCCGATGTGGCGCAACCGTTAATCCAAGGAACCCACCATGACGACGATTGAAGCCCGCCACACAACTCCGGCTAAGCGGACCAAGCCCGCGACGACTGCCAAGGGCGAGAAGCCGAAGGCCGCCGTAAAGCCCGCGTCGGCGCACGCCGCCCCGCGCAAGACGGGTCCCAGCGACGACGTCCACGCCGCTCGCGTCACGAAGCACGATCGCATCCTGACACTGCTGACCCGGCGAGATGGCGCCACCATCCCCGAGATGATGGAGGTCTCCGGATGGCAACAGCACAGCGTCCGCGGATTTCTGGCTGGCACTGTCAAGAAGAAGCGCGGCTTCCCGCTCACCTCATCGAAGGCCGAGGGTGAACTGCGTCGCTATCGGATCGACGCGAAGCGCGGTCGCTGACATGACGCGAGCCTCGATCGACATTGCGGCTGAGTTGGTGCGGCTCGAAGCTCTCCGCAACTTCGAGCTGCGAGGCGAGTGGCGGCGGCTGCATCACATGCAGCCGCCGAAGAGCCTCTCGCGGGAACTCCTGCTGCGCGGTATCACCTACAAGATCCAGGAGAGAGCGCTCGGCGGCCTTTCCAAATCGATCCTGCGAAAGCTGACCGGCACTGAGCCTGAAGCATCTTCGCCCGAGAACCGGAGGGCCGCGCCACGCACCGTGATCAAACCGGGGACGCGGTTCGTGCGCGAATGGAATGGAGACACGCACACTGTCCTCGTCCACGCAGACAGCGTCGAGTGGCGCGGCACGCGCTACCGGTCACTCTCGGTCGTCGCCCGCGAAATCACCGGCGCGCATTGGTCCGGTCCGCGGTTCTTCGGCCTAACCTCAAAGAAGCGGGCGGGCGATGGCTGACGCCTATTTGGATGCCGTTTGCCGGGAATTGGCCGAATTCGCCGGTCTGTTTAAGGCAGCGGCAGGGGTCGATTCGGAAGGGCAATGCGTCGAGCCCCCCGATGTCGGGCGCCTTCGATTTGCGCGCCGCTCGATAGCGATGCACCGGATCAGGAAGCGCCTTGCCATTCTCGAAGGGCGCCTAAGGTGAAGCGGCTCAACTGCGCCATCTATACCCGCAAGTCCTCCGACGAGGGGCTCGAGAAGGAGTTCAACTCGCTCGACGCGCAGCGGGAGGCCTGCGCTGCCTACATCCTTAGCCAGAAACATGCCGGTTGGGTGCCCCTTCCGGATTTCTATGACGACGGCGGCCTCTCAGGCGGTACGATGGAGAGGCCGGCTCTGCTCCGGCTGCTCGCCGACATCAAGTCGGGCAGCGTGCAGATCGTAGTCGTCTACAAGGTCGACCGGCTGACGCGGTCGCTGGCCGACTTCGCCAAGATCGTCGACGTGCTCGACGCGCACGGCGCCTCGTTCGTCTCGGTGACACAGCAGTTCAACACAACCACCTCAATGGGACGGCTGACGCTCAACATGCTGCTCTCGTTCGCCCAGTTCGAGCGTGAGATCGCGGGCGAACGGATCCGCGACAAGATTGAGGCATCGAAGGCCAAGGGCATGTGGATGGGCGGCAACGTCCCGCTCGGCTACGACGTCAGGGAGCGCAAGCTGATCGTCAATAAGGCCGAAGCCGAGACGGTACGCATGATCTTCCACCGCTATGCGGAACTTGGATCGGTCCGGCTGCTCGGCCATGAACTCGATCGACTCGGCGTTGTCAGCAAACGACGCGAGGGGGCCGGTGGTGTCCTGGCGGGCGGCAACCGCGTTTCGCGCGGCGCGCTCTATACATTGCTACAGAATCCGATCTATCGCGGCGAGATCGGTCACCAGGACAAGGTCTACCCCGGTCAGCACGACGCGATCATCGATCCTGAACTCTGGCAGAGCGTCCAAGAGAAGCTGGCCGGCAACCGACAGACCCGAGCGCTCGGCAAGACCGCGGCGCAGCCGAGCCTGCTGGCCGGATTTGTCGTGGACGGCGACGGGCAGCGCATGACGCCGACCCATTCCGTGAAGAACGGCCGCCGCTATCGTGATTACGTCTCGACGCAACTCATATCCGGCGCGCGCTCCGCCTCTGCCAAGGGCTGGCGCATCCCCGCGGGTGATATCGAAGAGCTGGTCCTCGATCGGCTTCGCGCATTCCTTGCGTCCGATCGGGATCTCGGTGAAGCGCTGTCAAATTTCGACCTTGACGCATCCGCCGTACGGTCGGCCATGTTAAAGGCGAGCCAGCTCGTCAATGGCTGGGCGAGCCTGCCGCCGATCAAGCTCCTCGAGTTGGTCCGCTCTGTTGTCCAGACCATTACGGTGGACGACGAGAAGGTCGTTGCGTCGCTCAAGCCAACGGAGGTCGCGACCATTCTGCTGGGCGACAAATGCAATCTTCCGGAGGCTCGCCAGCGCGGCGCGATCGAGTTGACCATCGACGCAAAGCTGCGCCGTGCCGGGAAAGGAATCCGATTGGTCGTCGGGGGAGGAGTGGCCGAGAAGCCCAACGGTGACATGGTCGCCCTGCTGCGTGACGCACATGCAAGTCGCGATGCCCTGATGTCGGGACGCGACGAGACCATCGATGCGATGGCGCAGCGGCTGGGTATTAAGCGGGACATCCTGTCGGCGCAGATGCGACTGACATATCTCGCGCCGGACATCGTCCGCGCGCTCTTCTTCGGGCGGCCCGCCGAGGGGCTGACACCGGCCGGCCTTCTCTCTTTATGCAAAGACCTGCCGCACGATTGGCTGCTCCAGCGGACAGTCCTCGGTGTCGAGACGCCGTAGCGCCCTGGAAAGCCGCGAAAACGATGCGAGTCTGACCGCCTGAAAAAGGCCCCTCAGAGATAAAACGAGCGATGAGCCGTGTACGTCAACGAGAGACGCCACTGGACGCGTGAACTGCCGAAATGCATGTCGGCACGCCGCGGGAATAGCGGACGAATTCCGCCTGCGGAAATACCAAAATATGCTGCGATATAAATGAGTTAGTCGGTGGCTGTGGACGCAGTCTGGCGCGAACGGGTCTCCACGCTCGGGCACTAAAAACAGGGAATTTCTACAATTTTCCCGCGCCAATTTCGCTGTGCGGTCCGAGAAGTCATAGAAATTACAGCCGGTTAGACCGCAAATTCCCGTGAAAAATAACAGGGAATTTTTGGGCCGTATCAGCGATTTATTTCCGCGTTTCAGCGAACCCTTATTGCAATTCAGGGTCATTCTATAAGTGCCGGAAAGCAGCCATGCAGGCACTGGGGAATGGATAGGCGTATTGGCAACTCGATTCCATTGTATTTGAGATTCGGGTCATCGGCCCCGCCCTTTCGTGTGCCGCTCAATTATGATAACAATAGCGCTGGGCGCTGCTGGATCTATAGCGATCGCGGGCCCCGATAACCTGAGATTACTGAAACTTGAAACCAAGCAGCCGCACCCGCGGCAGCGACAATTGTCGCGTTCGTGGGGGCGGCAGCTCAGTAAGTCTGAGGTGTCACGTGAGTCAGTTGGAAGTCACTATGTTGCCCTTGTCGAGCCTTCGGCCTTATAGCCGAAACGCCCGCACCCATAGTGCCAAGCAGATCGCTCAGATTGCAGCCAGCATCCGCGCGTTCGGCTTCAACAACCCGGTCCTGATCGACAAGGACGGCGTTATCATCGCCGGGCATGGCCGGGTCGCCGCCGCCAAGACGCTCGGGCACGAGACCGTTCCGGTGATCCGCTTGGACCACATGAGCGAGGCTCAGAAGCGGGCCTACATCCTCGCCGACAACAAGTTGGCGGAGAAGGCCGGCTGGGACACCGAGATCCTGGCGATCGAGCTCCAGAACCTGATGGAGTTCGATCTCGACTTCGACATCTCGATCACCGGCTTCGACATGCCGGAAATCGATGTCTTGATGGCCGGTCTCGACGCCAAGGCGGCTAAGCCCGATCCCGCCGATGCGGTACCTGAGGTTGCGGACCGGGCCGTTACGCGGCTTGGCGACGTTTGGCAGATCGGCCCGCACCGGTTGATTTGCGGCGACTCCCTCAACCCG